TTATCTTCTTCTTTCTGATATCTCAGCACGTCCATAATTCTCATAGTGCCATTTAGCAAACTCTATAAAGTCAGAATGATTAGATGCATAAGCTTCTACTAAGTCCCTATAAGTCATCATATATTGGATAGGATCAAAATTATTTTCCCTAACCTCTTGTCCAGTAATACCCTTTACAATTGCAACAGCCATAGCTTCAGCATCATACCTATTCATATCCTCCTCATTATCAATAAAACAACATTCTATAAGTGACGCTGGCATATTAGTATTTTTAACTACATATAATCCGCTACCATCTTTTATCCCTCTATTTCGATAGCCAATGTTAGCTATTTCATCTACAATTCTTTGTGCATATTCTTTTCCTGTACTAGACATAGCAAAACACTCAACACCGTGTCCCTGTCCATTGCTACAGTTAAAATGCACAGAAAAGAATACATCTACATTATTTGAATTAGCAGTATTAACTCTATAGCTTAATGATTCTGCATTACTACTAGCTTCATCCAATGTACAGTTAATAACCTCATATCCCAATCTTTGCAACTTTTCGATTACCCTAAATCCTACTTCTCTGTTAAGATCAGTTTCCTTTCTTATTCCTTCTGCTCCTGTGTTAGCACCTCTTAACGTATGTCCTAAATCGATTCCAAATTTCATATATATTTCACCTTCCCTATTTTATTTTCTTAAAACTTCTTCGATTTTATCTTCTACCTTATCTATTTTGCAACTTATAACATTTACTATTTCAAAATTTTTCGTTAGTTCTGTTATAACGTTCTGATAATTTTTTTCTCGTTCCTCACTCTTAGCATCTCTTTTTGCTTGTTCTTTAAGTACATAAAATAATAAACAAACAAATAATCCATAGCCTAACCCTTGTTGTACTGCTACTTTAATTAATTCTTCCACAATCCCTCACCTCTTTTCAAACATAATAAAAGCACCTACCTTTAAGCAGATGCTAACCTATCTTCTAACGCTTTTAATCTTACTTCTAACGTTTCTATAATCTTATGTTGCTCTTGCATTGCTTTTGTTATAGATGGAATTATCATGGGTACTGCTGGTTGATATATATAACTACCATCACTTTGTTTCACTCCAAATGCGAATGATTCATCAATTTCACGCAATTCCTGTGCAACATATCCTAAATTTACATGACCTCCAGTTTTCCAATCAAAAGTCCTATGTTTAATGCTCAGAACCTTGTCTAAGCAATTACATTCAGCATCTACTATATTTTCTTTAAGGTTAATGTCTGAAGCCCACAAATCTGCTCCCCATGTACCGTTAGATGGTGTAGCTATTTCTATGTAACTATTTCCACCATTGACACCATAAGTTATAGCACCTATATTACTTGAAGCAATTGCCCATCTTCCATCATTAAAATAATGACCTGCCCCAGTAATACTTCCAGCTGCTTCAATATATTGTGTTGTACTTATTGCTCCACTTGCATCTATAGTGCCTTGCACTTGCATTTCAACAGCTCCGCCTGTATTTCTGCTAATATCTAATTTTTTAGCTACAGAAATATTTAAAGTATCTCTGCTACCTTCTTGACTAATTATTCTATGGAATCTATTACTTGCAATTTGTTCTGCAAAAGTAGACTCTTTTGATAATCCAGCAAAATCTAAGTACGTAGCTCCACTTGCATTTGGTGTTCTTATTCCTATACCTTTACTCCCCTGCGATCCACCTATTTCTAAGTTAGCAGGACTTTCAGTACCATATATATATAAGTTCGCAGTATTAAGCCAACCGTTAGTATCACACCACATAACATCTGTATTAGCACTATTCTTTAGAATCAATTTACCATTTTTAATAATAAACGTGCCAGTAGCACCATTGAATGCTGTTTGAACTTCATTTGCACTTTGCGATATTATAGATGAAATTTCAGTGCCATTTACTTTTTCACCCAAATCGTCAATATAATCTTGACTACTTCTAACAGTACTTATAATTGCTGTAGGCGTAATCTTTTGTTCGGCTGAATCAAGCCTATTATCCAAAGAATTTATAGCAGTAACACTTTCCGTTATTGCATCTGCCTGTATTAATAATTCAGCTTTTGCTTCCTCAACCTTACCATCTACTTCTTCTATTTTTACTGATTGCAAAGAAATCATATCGTCTGTTTGCTGTACTTTTGTGTATATATTTTTTTTAGTTTCTTCTAAGTTAGCACTTACGGATGCTATTTTATAATCTATATTATTAAACGTATTAAAAAGATTATCTCTAAATTCTCCTAATTCTATTTCCAAAGTCTTACCTGTAAGTCCATCTTTGACAATTTTAATAACCCTAGTAGTTAGGTTAACATTAAATATTTTATGTTTAATTATTACACCGTCTCCTAGTTCTAATCCTTTCATTTGGCTATAGACTGGATTATCTTTATATTGCTCTGTGCGTTCTAAATTAACAAATGAAACTTTATAGTTCACTTTCGGTAAATCAATTTTACCCCATAATTTTTCAGCAGTGGTTTTTAATTCTGTGGCATCTTCAATATCACTAAACTGTACTTCACTAGAGAAAGTTTTAAAGTAGTTATTTACCCTTGGACTTGTAATCCACTTGGAACCACCGTTTATCAAATCGATAGTGCAACCATCTTTACCTGTTGGCATCATCCTAGTAACTATTTCACTATAATCTAAGGTCTGTTCAAATCCTGTGATATTTTTACCATATTCTATTGACAAGCCTGTTTCTTTGCCTATTTTACTGACTATCCCAATATTGAAGTTATCTCTTTTAAGTTCTCCTCCCCATCTTGGCAATATAGTTTTAAATATAGCATTCATAGGTTTGTCCTTGACAAAATATGCAGTGTTTGTGTTAGTCATATCTGTATCTAAAATCGTAAATCTATTGTCTAATATAACTTTCTTTAAAGCATTATCTACAGTCGTATTTTCTGCTCTATTGTCTTCTAAGAAGTCGGTATCTATGTCTAAGCTAATGTGGTGTAAAACAGCTCTTATTGTTATTCCATTATCCTGTAAATTACTAAGATTATATAATCTAAATAACTGACCTTGTACTTTAATAACACAAAACTCTTTTATATTCTTATACTTTTCATATTTATCCTTGACTACTTCTATATCAAGGATATATGAACCGTTAAGTTCATGAGTAACTTTACATGATTTAATTATAGTATCTAATACACCTTCTCCATTGTGTGTAAAAATAGTTTCCGTGCTGTTATATATTGTTATAATACTAATCACCCCCCAATTTTTTATAAATAAAAAAGAGAGAATTTTACTTCTCTCTAACCTTGTATATAACTATATTCAAAAACCACGATACATAGATATTAATTCCCTATTATGAATTAACTTACAACACCAGTCCAGTTATCAAAACTCATATTCCACACGTTATATGGTACTTCATTGGTTAATGTACCTCGCAACCTAATTCTTAAGGTTGTGGGATCTGATGTAATTATTATTATAATTTCATCGGTTAATAAGTCAGTTGTTGAAATTAAAAATATCCATTTTGAGTTATATTATTTTGTATTAATACATCCATATATTGTTTTGTAGGTTCTGCTCCTACACCATAATAGCTTGTTAAATCAAATGCAAAACAATTTTTCACTTGAATCTGTCCCCACGATGAAGCAGAATCATCATCTATTGTAAAATGTGAGTTTTGGTTTTGGGATATAAAATAAATGCTTTTAAGTTCAAAATTTCCTGACCCAGTATGCCTGGATTGATTGGATGGAGCAACTTGAATACAAAGTCTTGTCCCTGTTTTTGATGATTTTATAAATGCGCAGTAATAAAAAACATGACCTATAGTTGATGGTGTGGTGTGTTTAAGACTTGCATATTGCATTGTAGGTGTAAATGATTGAATATTATTCACTATAGACATTGCCGACATTCCATATTGACTCCAACCATCTCCCACCCCATCTAAATTAGTGTCTTTTGAAAAATTACCATCAGGATTTAATAAATTAGTTAGTGTTGCAGGGTGAGGACTATTATTATTTGTTACAACAATTCCATTATATATTACTTTCTCAATATTAATACCGTTATAAATTATATTATTATTCAATAAAGACTGATTAAATATCATAATATCACCCCTTGATAAAGTACAATATATTATCCGATATTTTAGACGCAGGTAATATATCATATTCAGCTTGCGTAAGCACTACTGATGTATTAACGGTATTAACTTTATTCCCTGTTGAGTTGTTTAGAAAGTCGGTTACATTCCCCTTGTACTTGTTGTTTTCAACAATTGTATAAGGATTAAGTTTTCCTCCAATTACAAGACCAAGTTTATTGTTCTCAAACTGATTATTTATGAATGAATTATATTCACAATCAATACTCGCAGACTGCTCTTTGTTACTATCACAAAACACACCGTACTTTCCGTTTCTAATAGAATTATTTGTTACGGTAGTGTACGCACAATCCATAACTAGAAGATTATAAGCCGAATAATCCGGACTTATACTGTCAATTATATTGTTTGTAATTTTAATGTGCTTGTTAATTCCGCCAATACCACCTCCGCAACAATAGAATATTACTTTGTTTGTTGTAACATAAGGGTTTGCCGTCATTACATTGTCACTTACTACTACATCATAACAACCTTGACTTACACTCATCGCAAAGTTATTGCAGTTCGATATAACATTATTACTTATTGTTACGTATTGGCTTCTGTCCTCAACATGAATACCATCTAGACCAGAATCTAATACCACATTACCAACTATAGTTACATATTTACAATTAGCTACACCTATACATATACCTCCATTTGTAGCGATTTTCGTTCCACTAAGGGTATTGTTACTGATAACTATATGATGGGCTGGATTAGTTGGATGATTAAATTCTATCAAATCTGCTGAAACATAAGGCTTACATCCATAAAATTGATTATTAGACACGCTTATTGTGTGAACGCCAACTTTGTCATTACTAAGAACTCCCCAATCACCTCTAAATACATTATTGTTTACATTTATATTGTGTGTGTTATCACATATTTGCATAAATCCACCAGTTGTATGAGGGTCAACAATATTGTCGATAAAGTTAACAGTTCCATTTTGGATATTACCATAACTACAAGTTGTAAATCTCATAGCGATTCCCCCTTTCCATTGAGGAGGTGGCATGACCATAGGGTTTATTTTAAAGAAGTTGCAATTGGTCATATTAAAAATTATGTGGTCAAATGCTACTCCCTTAGGTTTGATATAGCCTTTCATATCAATATTAAAGTTGGTTTTATTAGAAATACTTAATGTATCAACAATATAAACTCCTTGAGGAATTTCTAGTGTGAAATTTGATGTTGCAGAATCTATAGCTTGCTGAATGGCAACTGTATCATCTGTAATTCCATCCCCTTTAGCTCCAAAAGATTTCACATTGATTGCAATGCTTGTCATTTGTTCATTAACTGTTGCGAAACGATTGTCTATATTTTGTACCTGTCCTAGTGCATTTTGCAAAGATCCAAACTCATTTGTTGATTCAATTGCATTTTCATTGTTAACTGACACAATAACATTTATTCCAAAAGACATACTTGAAATCTTAGTATTGTCAGTTCCGTAAATTACTAATTCACAATTCAATAGTCCTGCAACTGCCAAAGTTTGATTTGTAAGTTCTGCTTTTACTATTCCTTTTGTAGCATCCACTATAGTAACATTATTAAATATTAAAGTCCCATCACTCTTTAAGCCAAATATTTTAACAGTATGACCAGTTAGATCTAAAGCAACACTGTTATTCAACAATGTAATTTGTATATATCTACCAACGTCATTTTGTTTAGCATTTATTGTTATATATAGTTTTTTATCTATATCCATAGTTACATTTTTAATTAAATTCAATATAAATCACCTCTCTTTATAAAATAATGACGTTCCCCTTTTATAAGAAACACCATCTAGGATTTATCTCTATCTTTTCTATATTCCCAGAATATGATATTGAGTTTCCTTCTTCTACTTTAAATGTTGGAAAATCACCAATCATAAGGTTATTGAATGACTGACTATCTCTATAACAATCCATCATTTCGGAATCAACGATTATATAATCTACTAAATTATTAATATAAAAAGTTTGATTATTAATAGTTATAGATACATTTCCAGTACCATAAATTTTTAATTTTGGTTCACTTTCTTTAGTTCCCTGATTATATAGCGTTGTAGGCTGAGTAATTGTAATAGTTTCTTGGTCGACTATCTCTTTAAAAGGCTGGCAGTCAAAAACTACAACAAATTTATGTAACGTTGGTATAACTTTATTAAATGGAATTTGATTAATAATATAAGCAGTATAAACCTTTTCTGGTTCATTACTAAATACAACCTTACCATAACCTCTTAACCATATATTTATATAATCAATATTTCCTTCATCTAAAGTACATTCACAAGGTTTTACTGTGCCTTCATAACTACCATCTGTTTCAATTAAATAACCACTTCTTCCACTTACGTGTATCTTTTCAACTCTTTCTTCAGCTCTAGTAATAGCAGGTAACTCATTAACTATAATCCCATTATCTAAAGAGTTTTCATCATTCCATATAAAATAAGATTTCATTAATAAGTCCCTCCTCTCCCAATTTCGACTTGCCTTCTATAGAATTCAAGTTCCTCTGCAAATGCCTGAACATCTTGTTTTCTATTGTTAATAAAGTTTTGTATGCTTACTGATAGTCCACCATTACCACCATTTGAGTAACCTTGATTTTCTTCAGCAGTTAACACTCTTTCACCTTTGTGTAGCTCGGCTATATACCCATTAAAAGGTACATAATCTAATCCATTAGCATGACTTCCATCAATCCCATAGGATGAACTTCCACCACTCATTTGACCTTGACCTTTTTTCCAGAATGATAGTTTATCTGTCAGCCAAGAAACTTTATTACCAACCCAATTCTGTATATCACTCCATATGTTTTTCATACCATCCCAAATACTTGAAAATAATTGTTTGCCAATATCATGAAGTACATGAAAAGCACCCTTTAATACTGCAAATAGACCATCTAATAAATTTGGCAATATATTTTTCATAGTCTCAAATGTATTAGAAAATATTTCTTTAACAGTATTCCATGCGCCACTCCAGTCCCCTTTAAGCACCTGTAGAACCGCTTTTATTACTAACTTTATATTTTCCATTACACCTTCTAAATACATCTTCAAAGTTTGGAAAATAGGTTTTACTATATTCATTATGTCATCGCCATATTTCTTCCATAAATCAATCATTATTTTTAGTACTTGCATTACAATTTCTTTCAGCATTCCAAATATTTCTTTAAACCAATCTCCAAATGCAATAAACATTTGTTTAAATTGTTGCGAGCTCTCTGAAGTACCGTTAAACCAATCAGTAAAGGTATCATATACAGATTTAATAATCCCTATAAATAATCCAAGTACGTCCCCCACTGCATTAAAGACAGTGCTCAAAATAGCCTGTATTTCAGGCATATGTTTTATTACCCAATCAAGTAAAGTGTTTATAATCGGCATTAACCTTTCAGCCAATTCCTCAAATAATCCACTAAATTGTTTCTTCATCAATGCTAATTGAACTTTAAGTGACTTATCATAATTATCAGATGCTTTAGTAACCGCACCATCTGTTTTATTCATATTTTCAATAAAAGCTTCAATTGACACATCGCTTTCACCTAGTGCTTGTGCCATTTGGGGACCAGCTTTAGCACCAAACAATTCACTTGCCATTTGTGCTCTTTTCATTGGGTCTTCACATTTTTGTATATCAGAGATAATTTTTTGTAACTCTTTTGGACTTTTTACAGCTTGTAAAGCTTTTGTAAATGCACCACTTGCTGTACCTGCATCAATACCAGTTTGAGCAAACATAGCTAAATAACCACTTGCTTCATCCATTGACATTCCCATAGCTTTAGCAGATGGAGCCATTTTTGTTAGTGCAGCTTGACTATCTTGTACACTCATTCCATATTCTTGATTTAGCACTAAGAGTTTATCCATAGAACTTACCGACTCATCAGCAGTAAGACCCCAAGCATCGCCTAAATCATCAATTGCTCCTACTGCGTCCTCATTTGCTTGCCCTGTAACTTTCGCATAATTAAGATAACTTTGTGCATATTTTTTTATATCATCTGCACTCATGCCCATGTTGTTACTTAATGCTGTAGCAGTGCTAGCTAAATCCTCATAACTATCTTCATTAACTTTATATAAATCTTGAATAGTTCTTTTAACTTTATCAGCATCCTCAGCAGTAGAACCTGTTGCACTTTGAAATTTTGCCATATGGTCTTGTAATTCTATAGCACTTTTAGCACCATCAACAGCCATAGCACCGACAGCAGCAGTAATTCCAACTACTGCACCGATAACCCCCATTTTTATACCACCACCGATATTACTAGCCATAGACTTCCACTTACTTTCATGCGTCTCTATGTCTTTATCAGCTTCGGTAAAATCTTTATTCCATCCATTTTTATTAAGAACTAAGTCAAACCCTAATTTTCCTAAATCTATCATTCCCACTTATATCATCACCTCCATGTTTTGAGGGCATTAAAAAAGCACCTCAAATTTGAGATGCCTATTTACTAAATAATTTATATACTACCCAACAAGGTAGTGTTAAGGGTAAAAATGCTAAAAATAATATTATGCCAAATATACTTGTGTGTTTAGTTTTTACATTCCATGAAGTATTATTAGACTTTAAAGTCTGAGTATATCTAACACCTGTGCCTGGAATACTAGCTGTCATTCGCTTTTTTCCATCAGAACCCACACCTACTCTAAATCCTTTAACACCCCAACTCATACCTAGACCTTTATGACTTGCATTAAGTCTAAAACCGCCACCTAAGTTTTTAGATTTCCTAAATTGTAACCCCATAATATTATTTCCAACTCCCTTTTATACTTTTATATTAACTTTATTATATCATATATTTTACATTAATTACAGTTATTTTCTACTCTTTTTTATATCCATCTAATTTTCTTAATTTATTATAATCGGGTTCAGTTTGTTGAAGCCTATAAGCTTTTCTAAGATATTCTCTACCTTCTTCAGTTTGCATTTTATCTTCAATAAAAGCATACTTATAGTTTGCTAAAAATAAATCATGTGGCATCTTTAATACTTCTTGTTGTGTCATATTAGTATATTTAACTACCATTCTAATTCTGTACATTATATATTCTAATAAGTCAAACTCCCCACTAGTCCCTACACTTGGAACTGTAGGGACTAAGAGTTTGGGTTATTTTCAATTTTCTCATACATTTCTTTAGTATAATGTTGTAGAATAACCATCTTTAAATTAATAGTTAAACTTCTAACAAAAGCTTCATCTACTTTATAATTATCTATGTTATGGTTTAAGACAGACAATGTAATATCATTCATTGCTCCAATCATTTGTTCTGGTGATATATCATCCTGTTTTATATTCATATGTGCAAGAATCTTAATTGCTAATTCCTCGTCTGGTTTTTTACATTTTATTATTAATTCCTCGCTGAATTTAAAATCAATTGTTTCTTGCTGAAACATACTTAAATCTATCATTTTACTCATATTAATTATTATCTCCTCTCTATAATATCAAAATAGGTGAGACCAAATTGTCCCACCACCTATGCTACAGTATATTGATCTCTAATTTCTACTAAAGTTCCATCATCTTGACTTATCGCCTTAAACTGTGCATCAATTACAGTTTCTTTATCGCCTGAAAATGTCAATGTAAAGCCATTGCCAGCAGTAGCTATCATAGTTATTCTTAACTTCTTTCCATCGTCTTTAGTATGTACAAATCTTAAAGCGTAGTTCTTCAAAGCCTTAGAACCACCTATTTTCAATTTCTTTTCATGTTTTGTAGTATCGTCAGTTAGCGTTGCTGGACTAAGTTTATGTAAGTTTTCCAAAGACCACGTTAAGATCCCACTCTTAAATGTTACTTCTTCTTTAGTTATAAATCTTTTTACTACCTCTCCGTTATCGTCAGTCACCTCATATTCTGTTGGCTTGTACTCCAAAGAAGCACCACCCTTTATTCTACCTAGAGAATTTGCTTCTACTTCAAGTGTAACATCCTCGGGAATTGCATTCCATGTGTATTCAACCATATAAACTTTCCCAGATCCTAAAATTACCTCATCACTCATATATTATTACCTCTCTTTCCATTTAATTTGAAATAACAAAATCCTCTCTATTGTTTTAGTAGCTTCATTTTCCAATGTACCACCGCCAACAAGAGAAGACTTTAAAATACTTATATTTTCATATCTAAAACCTTGTTCATATTCCTTTATGTCTAATAATCCATTTAATACCTTTTCTATTTGCATTACATTATCATAATCAGTGTCAATTATTCTAATTTCAAGTCGATTTTCTTTTACATCTCCACCGCTTACAATACTATCTGTATAAACTAGACATGTATTCGTATCAGTAGTAAACAAAGGATATATTCTGCTATCTTCGGAACTTGAATTAAGAAGGGTATTAAGTTCACTATTATTTTCTAATTTATCTAAAATTGCATAAATCACTTTAATCCCTCCATTGTCTCTTTAAATATTTCTGATATTTTATCTCTATTTTTATCAATTGCCTTTTGTATAAATGGATTTGGTTTCTGACCTCTAGTTAAGTGTTTACCTTCCCATTTAACAGAGTCACCCTCCCAAAACCAAGGGGTTTTACGACCATTTCCATCAATAGCATAAATACCTGTCCCTTGATGAATATATGGAGCATAATCTAAATTTGTTCCATATCTACCACGTACCTCATCTTCATTACTTTCAATATCATAACCTAAACTAGCTCTAAGCCTACCCTCATCAACTGAATCTGTGCATTCAATCTTTGCATCTCTATCTATTATTAATAGTGCTTTTTCCATTCCTTTTTCAAGTAATTTTTCAATCTCAGTTTTTTTACCCAGTAGTTTATTAATTGCTTCGCCAGAATTTAAAAAATCATTAGGCACGACTAATCACCATCTTTAAAAAAAGCTGAGTGAATTTCCCTATAGGATTAGAAAAAGTTATCTCATAAATATCATTATTATCTTTAATTCTATTAACTATCTCCTTGATGTCTTTTTCATCTGAAAGACCTGTATTAGTAGATTCAGCATACTTGATATTACCCGATGTTAGAATTGTAAAATTAGCAGGATAAATAGCAACTTCAATTTCTTTTATATCAATCCAAGTATCTATCCATTGACCTGAACTATTTTGATATTTACTTTTTTCTTGCAGTATTACAGGTTTCATATCTCTTAAAATTGTCATAGAGTTTTCACCTTCCTAAAAGTGTTCCATTCAATTTTAACATCGTTAGGAATACCAACTTCAAAATTTTGATTAACACCACTATAACTTTCAGATTGCAATCCCTCTGATCCCCGTCTATTGTATAAAACTATTGCATAATCAACTATACAACTTTCAGCTTCAGCGGGTATATCGATTCTATTACAGTAATTTTTAAATTTAGATTGTGCTTTTTCCAAGTAAATGTTTAATAAAACGTCTTTTGTATTATTATCAATTCCTAAAAGTATTTTAATGATTTCTAGCATTATTTATCGCCTACTTTTTTAGGAGTTTTCTTTACTTCTTTAAATCCCTGATATTTATAAATAACTTCATATGCCTTTTCTGTAGCATATACCACCCTATTTCCATCGGTATATTTTTTCAATACAATCACCATCCTTAATTATAATAGAGTAAAGGGAGTAACCCCTCTACACCATTAGATTACTTTAGGAGTCAAAAGAGCGAATGCGTCATCTTTAATTGGTAAGAAACCTAATCTCATAGTAGCCTTGATAGCAACCATGTCATTTTCTGCTAATGATAAAGGCTTACCATCTGCCATAGTAACAGTTTGTAAAGTTGCTTCAGTAAGAATTTGATATTCAATTCCTTCTCTAATACCAACAAGTGAATAATTGAAGTTACCTGCTATTAATTCAGCTTTAGTTTTATCAAATGCACCATTTCTAACAAACTCGATTGGATTATTATAAAACTCGCTTTGATCAATACCTGGAATATATAAAGCGTTGCCATTAGCGTCTCTTAATTTTCTAAGTGTATTCTTTAATCCGTAGTGACCAGCAAAACCATTCACATCTAGACCTGCATCTTCTATAAGTGCCATAACGTCAGAAACATCAAGGTCAATTTTCCCTGCTCCATTTGTTTCAAGTGCAACCTTATTTCCAGCACCATTAGCAACACCAAATATATTCTTAGCAAATGGAGAGTTTGTGCCAAATAGACATGCACCGTCTATAGCTTTATAGAAAGCTTCAGCAATTGTAGGTTTTAATTCTTCAAAAACATTGATAGTAGTATCATTCATCTTTTCCTTAGTAACTGGAATTATTACAGCTAATTTCTTAGCTTCCATTTCTGGAAATATCCAAGAAGCTTTAGAAGTTTGAATCCTTTCAGTTTCACCTACCCAGTAAGCTCCTGCCCCCTCAGTCATAATAGAAAATTTCTTCTTATCACTTGTCATTGGTTCTACATTAGAAAGTCTAAGAACGCTTGAACCTCTTGCCACGTCCTTCATTATTTCTCCTGCTTGTTGTGTAGGAACAAACCCTACTAAGTTATCCTTTAAAAATGTTGTATCTGCCATAATTTATTACCTCTTTCATTTTATAAATAGTGCTTTTTATGGAAGCCCGAAACCGATTTTTAATACAATAAAAAAGACCCATATAAGGTCTTATCTTTTGGCTTGATTTTGTTTAATTATGTTTACAAATCCAGTAGAAGTGGAACTTTGGGAAGTATCTCCACTACCTGCTTTAGGTGTAGAACCTTTTAATTTACTATCTACAGATTTCTCTATAGCCTTTTGCCAAGTAGTTTCAAATTCTTTAATGTTATTCATACAAGTCTCAGCATCAGCACCAATTAAGTATTTACTAAATTCAGTAGGTAACTCTTTATTTGCTAATTCTTTAGTAACTTGTAGTTCTAACTTTTCTCTTTGATGTTGCTGTCTTTCCTCTTCAAACTTGGATTTTTCTTTTTCAAATTCTGCCTTTGCTCGCTCTTCTGCTGACATCTTAGCAAGTCTTTCAGCTTCAACCTTTTCTTCTTCTGACTTTTTACGTTCTCTATCGAGTCTTTTAGATATAATTTTTTCTATATCTTCCTGAGTAAAGAGTTTTTCATCTTTATCCTTTGTATCAGTAATTTTAGTTTCTGTATTATCTGTATTTGTATCTTTATTATCTCCGCTTTCCTCTGCAAAGCGTTGCAAATCCATTATTAACATATTTTCCTCCAACCGTTTAAAGCTCGTCAGCTATTAAGTAATCCAAGTTTGTTCTTTAACGTCTTCAATCAAGTAAAAAAGACATAATAAAAGCACCTATTCCAAAACAGGAACAAGTGTACATCTACAATTTGAATGTATAGGAAGCATGGGAGCCTCTCCTATTAAATATTCTCCTGCTATGCTAGAACATTCATCGCATAACCTTTCATCATCGGCAACAATGATTTCTACTTTTTCAAGACCTACTTTTTTATATGTATCATAGGTCGCAGAATTTACTATATGCATTGTCTCAGACCTAACAAGCCTTCTACAATCATAAGCACCTTTACCCATAATATCCTTTAAATCTTTAGCCATAACACTATTAGACTTACCTTGTACTATGCCTTGAGTAACAGTTTCTTTAAGGTTCTTAACTAGTTTTTTTTTATTATCCCAGATGCGTGAACTATAATCTGCACCGCTCCAAGGATAATTTATAGATTTCTCAATTTGTGTTTTAGGTATTATAGAAAAATCTATTTTAATATCTATCCCTGCTTGCATTATAATATCTCCTGAGCCTATAGCAGCCTTAGTATAATTATCAATCATAGAAGTTTGAATAAAAGTTTTTTCTTTGCCTCCTAGATCCTTAATTATTTCATTTATATTCTCTATCATCTTATTGTACCTATCATACTTATAAATTTCAGTCATTGATAACTCGCCCTTTTCAGAATATTTCCTATAAAGTTCATCAAGAACAGATTGTAAATCTTTGAGAGCCAATTTATAATTGCTAATAAACACTACATTTTTTAATTCTTGCTTATTATAAAGATTATGCAGTAACTTATCTTGTCTACTTTTCCAGTAATCACTATTGGGCATTAGAATCACCCTCTACAGTTGAATTATCTGGTACGATATCAAGATCAATAGATTGATTTGCTTCTTCTTGTAATTGTGCTAATTCAGCGTCCACATCTTCAACAAAAGGCATATTTGATAGAAGAGTTTTCTTACTTACTAATCCAGCTAATTTACTAGCAGAATCACTTAATTCAATTAAGTTTATAGGAATATTTCTGCTAAACACAATGTTTATATCCATATAATTAAAATTATGTCCTTTAAGATTAAGTATATTAGTAATTAATCTAATTCTAGTTTGTATAGCTTTTTTAAACTTTCTTTCTTTGTTTACAATGGTTTGCTCTGTATTAAAGAACTTTTGTTTAACAGCCGTACCACTAACATTAGAATTTATTTCTTTACTTAAATCTGGCACATATGAAATTTTATGTATATCTTCTGCTAAATTATTTCTATGATTATTAACTACAGCATCATTTAATTGTTTTGTGAGAAAATATGCTTTACCATTCTCTGAGGTAAGAATAGTTCTATTTTCATTTATGACCTTGAGTTCTTCTTTAGTAGTTCCACTCATATTTTCCAATATAAGATAAGCGTTAGAAAAATATTCTATATCATTAGAAATATCTGCTTCATTCTTATTATACATATCGTTTAAGGTTATTATATTTTCAAAATCTCCTCTACGATAACGATTATTTGGATATTCAATTATAGGAACTTCTTTAAAATAATGTTGCTCCTCACTATCCAAAGTTATTGTATTATCAGCTTTGGTGTAATAATATATATTATTTTTAGTATATACATCTATTTTAGTAATATCTTTATCTGACAAGTAATCATGGATGGTATAATACCTAAGAGCCATACATGGTATATTTTTAATTGTAGTATCATAAATCATAATTACCGAATCAGTATCCAAGCAATCAAAACAGATATTGCCATCTTCATCTAAATATACTAGTTCAAAAGATTGTCCTTTAATTGAAGACTTATGTGCCAAGTCATGGTTTTCTGCCTTCTCATCATTATTATCAAATATTTCATTTAGCATTGCTAAATATTCTTTATTTTTTGATGTGTAAGACACTGGTTTACCGACAAAGAAGCCTGTTAAGGTATCGGTGATATATGAACAAAAGTTACTGACTGGCTTATTATTTGGCTTGTCTGGGTCTTCTATAACTCTATTTAATATTTTATGTTCACCTTTGTAACAATCATCTAATTTCTTAAATCTATTAGATACTATAGGTTTATGTAACTCCAATAATTTATCTGTTAATTCTAAAGAAATATCTTCGTCTTTTATATCCATTGTTATTTTTATATTATCGCTTATTAACATATTCTCACCTCTCTTATATTCCTGCTATTTTTATAGACGTTGCTTTATGTACAATCTTACAGCCATCACCAAAGTTTTCTGCTAATGCTGTTAAACAATCTTCAATATCATCATGTTTGTTTTTACCTGCTTTACTAAATGTAATTAGATGTTCCCATGCTTCGGAAAATCTATCTTTTACATTAGTAGGAAAATATACATTTTCTTGTATCCATGTAGATGCCAAAAGGATTCTAGTTTGTTTATTTTTAGTCTGTTGTATCCACTTTATAACGGTACGATTAGTATTGTATTTTTCCAGCAATAAGTCTTGAAGTCTTCTAGCAAATCCTTTACCACCGTTATTAGCTTCTACTAAACACATATTTACATTGTTTTTATAAAGCATTTCTGTTACTAAGTTTTCTGTTACTTCCATACGCTCTTGGGAATAGACAATATCTATAATATATAGTTGATGATTATATACACCTGCTATTATTGCTGCTAAATAATCTGAACCTGTATCAGCAGTATCTACATAACAAACTATATTTTCAAATAGAATATTTCCCTCTTTATCTTTTGGAAAATCATCATATTTTTTAAGATTCTGATATAGAGCACCTTTCATATCAATGCATACTTGATTATAGTTAGCCATGAATATTAAATCAGACATTGATTTTTTAAGTGATAAGTATTTATCATGGTCAAGTATAGAAGAACATAACATCTTATCTTGCTCTCTACTCTCATCACATGCCTTTAGATTAACCTCATACCAACTATCAGAATCAGCAGATAAAACTCTTCCAATTAAATCTTTTTTATTCCACCTCGTTTGAATTATAATTGTAATTCCATTACCTTCAATACGAGACATTAAAGTATCTGTATATTGCGTGTATATCTTTTCCAACACTGAATCATTTAAAGCTTCTTCAGCGTTTTTAATAGGGTCATCAATAATTAATAAATTACAACCTCTACCAGTAAAAGAAGAACCAAAACCTCCACCATAATAGGAGTTAAATCCACCTTCTACAGTCCAATCATTTACAGCACTATTACCCTTTTTAATTTTAGTATCACGGAATATATCCGAATAGATTATTTTAGAGTTTCCGTTTTTTTCTTCTGAAATTAAATCTCTACAGTTACGACTAAATATAGTTCCAATAGATTCATTATAACTTGCTGTCATTATGGAATTTTTTATGTCTACTCCTAAACACCATGCTGTAAAAAGTCCTACTGTACGGGATTTCCCATGTCTAGGAGGGATAGATAATGCAAGATTTCTATAAGGTTTATTTGTCTTAGGATTAATCAATGTTCCTTCATAAATTGCTTGTAAAGTATCACATAATTGTTTTAAATATGTACGGTCATCTTTATAAAATTCTGGTGCAATAGTTTTACAAAATATCCAAAATGATTTTCTACTTTGCAATATTGCTTTTTGCTTCATTAATTCTAATATTTTCAATTTACGCTCTCTATCGTTTATCTATCTCACCTCCTAAACACTTTTGAAATTTTGAAAATTTTTTTATTGTCTTTTATATGTAAAATTTTTACCAAAATTGAAGTACCCCCACCTATTTAAAGACAATAAAAAAGAAGATAGTTATTTACTACCTTCTATAGATAAAAGTTTTCAATTGTACTATCCTTTATATCATCATTAACACCGATATATCTTAAAGTTACACTAGGTGCTGAGTGATTGAATATATCTTGTAGTATAGCTACATCTTTATGTTGTTTGTAGTGCCAGTATCCAAAGGTCTTACGCAATGTGTGTGTTCCTACTTCTTCTAACCCTAATTTTGTTGCTACATCATTTAATATTCTATATGCCTGTACTCTTGTTATAGCCTTATTACCCTTACGACTAGTAAATAGATAGTCTGTATCTAACATACCATCTATATATTTATCTATATCCTGTCTTAACATAGTATTTATTAAGAACCTTTTATTCTTATTAGTCTTTTGCTCTACTATTGTTATATGTGTCTTATCTTTTACATCGTATACTTTTAGGCTTAATATATCACTGATCCTTAATCCAGTATTAAT